CCGGCTTGCCCAGGTAAGCTTGAGGGATTATCTGTGTTGTTGAAACCATCTTGGCAAACTCAATAAGTTCACCAAAATTACCAGGGTTGAATTGTATCATGTCTGTCATTCTATATCTCCAACGCTTTCAAGCTCGTTGACATCCGGCGCTTACCGTTTTTGTCGGGTGAAAAGGTGACCCTAGCCCCGTCACCGAAGTCAAGGCCCCGGTACTCCCCGGCGGCCTCACGAAGTTGGTTTTGAAGAAGAGCAACTTTGGCCTTGTTCGTCTTCTCTGACTTTTTCAGATTGGCGAGCTGCTCGGCCAAGTCACGCTCATCAAGCGTTCCGTCACGCAGGTTCTCACTCAGCATAGCCATCTTGGCCAAGTGCTTTCTGCAAGCCTCGGATGCGTCAGTTGGCGGTGCAATGCCTGTCTCAACATGGTCTTTCCAGAATGAGACTGCCGTGTTGACCTGCAAGGCAAAACGCTCAGGGTCTTCCTTTATGACATATATTTTTGGAAACTCAGTTGGGAAGAACTGAACACTGAGGACACAGGCAGGAGCGCCCATCATCCCACAATGCCAAACGCATTGGTCCTTGTAGCCTTCGTGAACATCATCGGTCCACTCTTCACCGTAGTAGTCACGGTCTGCGCGGTATCCCGCCTTTGTCTCAACCGTATACAATGGCTTGCGATGAATCCGAGATGGGACCGCAAAGCCGTCAGCGGTGTCACGAAGGTTCACCCCATCGACTTCTTTATACACGGTTTTTCCTGGCTTGATGATAACGTCAAAGCCTTGGCGCTGTAGCTTAATCTCTGTCAGCTTCAGAAAAGCCGACTCAAGCACAAGGGCCACTTCCATGTATTCCGCATTTGCAAAAGACTCTTCACCGTCACCTGTCTTTGACCCAAACACGTCATGTGAACCTCGATGTGTACACGTACCCATTAGGCTCTTGATTTCAGAGCTACCGATGCACACCTTGCGTGGCAACCCCGGTAAAATACTTTTCATAATTTTCTCCTAAATGATTAACTCATGTTGATACTAAGGGTAATGAATGCTAGCGTCAACTTTATTCCACCTATATGACAAAAACTTTTGGAGATAGTTTATGCTTAAACAGCGTTGGGAAAGAGTCGCCGTGTTTTGGAAGTCGAAAAAAGAGGGTACGCTGAGCGGCCAGGCGGAGGGGGTGCTGGGTGTCATGTTTAACGGTCGTCGCCTAATCCTTCAGAAAAACGACCGTAAAGAAGCCGACAACCAGCCCGACTTCACGCTAAGCCTAGCACCGGATGACGATGAGGCCACACAAGGCTCCAACGGGTCCGAGGCGTGGTAGGTGCCCTTCTTGCCCTTGCCCTTATGCTTTGCGTCGGCGCAGGGTTAAGGGCGAGAGCAAAAGCACGGGCACTAGATAGACGCATTGCGTCAGAACTGAATCGGACAAAAGTTTGGGACAGGGACCGAGAAATTTAGGGTTAAGGATGGGGAGTCTCTTTTCGGGCATCGGCGGGATGGACCTTGGCCTCGAAGCGGCCGGGATTGGCAAGACGATCTGGCAAGTAGAGAAAGACCCTTATGCCAGGCGGGTCTTAAAAAAACACTGGCCCGACGTAAGGAGGTTTGACGATGTCGCAACAGTTGGAGCTGCTAACCTCGGAAGAACGCACGTCGTCCACGGCGGTTTTCCCTGCACTGATACAAGTGTATCGGGACAGGTTGTTAGGGACCAAGCTGGGCTGGATGGCACACATAGCTCCCTTTGGTGGCAAATGCTGCGAATTTGTGGCGAGTTATTGCCAGAGTTCATCGTCGTGGAAAACCCCCCAGGACTCATTACTAATCGAAACGGGATCGGGAAGGTGCTCGGTGGTCTTTCCGATATCGGCTACAATGCAAGGTACGACACTCTATCGAGTTCAGCCTGCGGTGCCCCGCACGCTCGGTTTAGAGTTTTTATCATTGCACAACGAATCGTTCCCGACACTCACTGCGCGAGACTACCGGAGCGGGAAGGGCTGGAAGCCGACTGGGCATACTCCGCAATTGCCGGAAGTGCTCGGTGGCTTAGTGAACCCGACGTGGGCAGAGTGGCTCGGGGGATTCCCAATAGGGTGGACCGAATGCGATGCCTCGGAAACGCCATAACACCTGCCGTTGCCTACCAAGTTGGACTCACACTCAGAACAATGATAGAAGCCACTTCCCCGCCAGCAAACTAGCGTGAACGCGAAAGCCCTCAGACAGTTTTTACATTTACGATAACCCGTGGCGGGGGATTTACCACCATTGGTCCATCAACGTATACGTGAACGTTTTGAATCCCGTGAGCTTTATCTGCTTGTTGCAGATATCAAGAAACTCCTCGAAGTCTTTTTCCTCTGCCCACACCTGGCATCCTGCTGACCAGCGGTTTACGAACTTAGACGCCTTACCTGCTCGGTGTAGGTTACAGGCAAATAGGCCGGACTCTGGCTGCCCTTGACGGTCGACGGTCTTGTCCCTGTTGTAATCGCGGAACACAGACACCGGCCCTGATTGAATCAACGCCCTCTTCCCTCGGTGTGTCCCAATTTCATACGCACCCCGATACTGCCCACACGCCATCACTGCTGTGCCTTTTACGTTCATCGGGTGCTCTAGATAATACGTCCCAGGATCCACAGTGCCATTCCAGTAATGGCCCCGCCAGTTACCATCCCATAGATATAGCACCCCCAGAGTGTCGTCGAATGTGTTCGGCGTGCCCGCCTTATTCCTGATTCCATAAATATTTAAGTCGTAATCGTATCTCGGATTATCGAAAACTTTGTACCCTAATTGTTTCATGTGGGCCAAGACCGGTGGGAGCATTAATGGTCGCCCTTAACGTGTCCAGGGTGGTCGTCGGGAGAATCGCGGTATAGGGTATCGGTTGTCTTCAGCGTTCCCTCTGCGGAGGCTTTTAGGAATTTCTCTAGGTCATGCACTACGTCGTTTTTCCCACCCATCGTGGGGTATTTCCCGCTGGGTAAAGGAAATCTAAGCTCAGCGTGGAGGTGTGGCCCCGTTCCGGCTGTCCCTGTCGCGCCAACCACTTGGCCGGGAGTTACCACGGAGCCCTGTTTTAGCGGTGACAGCCGATCCATGTGCATATACGTTACCTGGGCTCCGTTCCCGTATTGAATAGTTATGCTGTGGCCTGCGCTAGTACCCGATGTCCACGACCTAGTGACCTTGCCGTGCTGCATTGCTTTCAAGGGCGTCCCTACGATGGCACGAAAGTCGGTGCCCTTGTGCAGCATTCCTTTGACGCCGGACGTGGGGTGGGTTCTATGTCCCACCGGGGAACTTACTTCCCACACGGCGTCGTCGGGAGCATTACCGAGTGGGTGCAAGAAAGCGTCGGAGTTAGTTTTAACCTCTTTTTTAACCTCGGGAGTAGGCGGCCCAACAAATGCCCCTGCCGCCTCGGATGGGCTCCCCATGCGCTCAATCAACCGGTCGGCCCTTTTGCCGACTTGGCGATACCAGTTAGAGTCCTTCATTTCAGCCTGAGCAGCCGCCCAGTCCTCGCCCTGAACAGCCTTCTTCAGTTTTGCAAACCCCTGCAATCGAGTGGACCCCAAGTTAAAGGCCATGTTGGTGAGCACTTGCTGCTTGTCCGGCGCGAGCTTGTCCCACGTTTCTTTACCGATGAACTGTTGTGCTGCGGCCTCGAAGTGAGGAATCTCTGCCTCAATCAACTTCGTGCCTTCTTCGGTTGTCAGCGTTGCTTTCCCGCTCTTCAGCTCGTCGACTGTTTTTGATATACCGACACTCTTTAGCGCCGCTGCGGCATCCGGCCTCTCTAAGTTAAACCCGTACCCGATGGTTTTAATGCCCTCGGTGTCCTTGTACACCTTTGAGCGCCAGCCCTCGTCGGCCTTTATCTGCTCAAGCTCACCGTGCGCTACTGGCTTGGGGGCTACTTCTTTAGGTGCGGCTGCCTTGGGGACACCAAGGGCCTCCGGGCTGCTGACCATCCCCAGCGCCTGGTTCCAGCTTCGGGGCTTCATTGACTGGGGCAAACTGCGCCACCACTTGTCGTACGCTCCCATGTCACCGCCAAACTTCTCAAGCACCATGCCCTCGGCGGTTCTTGGGACACGGGGCTCCGGTAGCCTCTGCAACATCTCGGGGATTTCCGCGCCTGTCGTCTTTGGGGCTGCCGCCCTCGGAGCTGCGCCGCCTCGTCTAAACTGGCTCCATCTGCTGATTAGCGCTTGGTCCCTTGGGTGCACGACTTCGCCGCTAGGTCTTAGGAGCGCTGCCGGGATAGCCCCTGCTGGGCGCTCAAGCATTGGCGGTACGCTGACTGGTTCGGGCGGTGGCGCGGGCTCGGCCTGCGGTCCTGCCGCCACTAGCCGCTTAATGGCTTCGAGCGTGGATGCCCGTTGTAGTCCCGAGGGTTCGGCTTGTTGCCGTTTGTCAGCCTCAAAGGCCTCCTCTTCGGTCAGCTCCCGGCCGCGAAACATAGCCATCTTACTTGCCCTTTTTCTTGCCCTTGCAGGGAGAGGTCTTCGGCTTCACTTTTTTAGGCTTTACCTTCTTGGGTCGTCCAACCTTGCTTCCGTATGTACCTTTACCTTTTGGCATTAGGGGTTTTCCCGTCTAGGGCTTCAAGCCCTTCCATTGCTTCGTAGTATTTCTTAAACCTATCAGGCTTGTAGTTTCGAGAAAACTCATCTGCTTTTTTAATGTCTTTACCGAATGGGATGACGTTGCCGATAGACTTATTATACTCAAGAGCTTTTCTGGGGTCGCGAAATTTAGCGTACTCACCGTCCTTGAGAATGATCATAGGGAACATAAAAGCGTTCCCGTCCCTGTCGTACTCTGCCGCCATGAAATGGGTTTGCCTGTTCTTTCCATCAAAAATGGTAGGGCGAGGGTAGTTCTGCGGATTAAGTATCCGGTCAACGAATG